CTTCGTTAGAAGCCTCCTGTATCTCATAAGCACCTTGCATAAAGTGTCGTTCTACAAGAACGACATCATCACTCGTTTTCATCTTCATTTTCCTTTCCTTTATTGTCTCTTATACATAAGAGACAAAACCAATCGCCATTGACTTCTTGCAAGTCAAACATAGGTTCACCACATTCATAACAACACTCCGTGTTTGGAAACCTCATCAGTCCACCAACCCTAAGCCTGTAATCGTGGACATAACCCATTCCAATGGGTTATTTGCCAACTCGTCATTGGCATTTTGTAGTTTCTCAACTACAACATCATAATCGGTGAACTTGTGGCGTACCGACCAAAGGTCGGCAGGTGAACCATAGCCAGCACCAACACCCATTTTGTTCGCCAACGGATGTTGTTCCTGCACTGAGAACTGCAAACGACGAAGCATATCAGGGTTTGCTAAAGCAAACATAATAGCGTCAATGTCCATAGGTTCTGAACTGTCGTGCAACTTTACCAAATTGGTAAAGTGAATCGCTGCACTAGCAGATTCTTCCCACCATAACTCAATGCCGACACCCATTTTATGGATAGTGTCAATGAGGGCTAGAATGGCTACGCCACGATTCAGAATGAGTTGTTGGTCAATGTTCCAAGAACAACTAGCGTTGACAACAATTTTGACAACACGACCCATTCTCGCTTGTGGCTCTTGTACGAATTCCAACATACATTCAGGTTCACCAGTGACGAAACGCCCCATATCCACAACAGCACCACTTGTTTGGTATTCCGTTACAAAGTAACTACCAAAAGCGTCGGTCAGTCGTTCTTCTAGAACGCCAAGCAACTTGTCAACATCAGGTCGTACGGCTTGCCAACCGTGTTGGCATAATTCTACTGATTCAGCAAGTGAATTGCTGTAATTGAACCGAGGGCTAAACGGTTGGTCGCTACCAGTACGGCTAGGGTTGGGGTTGCTACCAGCAAGGCGAGCATAATCACCAAGCGACTCAAAGAGCGACATAGTGACTTGGTCACCCCTGCCCTCGCCAAGCGTTATGTCCTTGTAAAGTTTTTTGTTTTCCATAATTTACCTCCAGTAAATTAGATAGTGGAATGAATGGGCTATGGTCAGCACCACCCTAAAGGGTGATGCCTTCCATAATCTTGGCTCGTTGGTCATCCTTGCAACCAGCAAGCACTGTAGCGTCAAGAACATCATTGATGTTCCAAACATCCTTGTCACGAAGCAACTTAGCACCCTTTAGGGTGGCACGAGGCGAAACAATGACCTTGAGACCATAAGTCTCAACATTGGCACGACAACGACGAACGATAGTTAGCCACTTGCTAGCAAGATTAGCGTCAAGCCCTGAGACAGAGTCAAGCATAGCCTGCTCAACATCACTGTCATAACCAACGGTTATGGTGGTGAATCTGTCCATAAATGCTTTATCTAAAGCATTACGACCAACATACTCGGAAGTTGCACCGTTACCAAAGGTATTGGCTGTTGCAATAAGAACGAAGTTCTTATGACGCTTGACCATACCGTCGGGGAAAGCCATAAAAGTGTTGGACAAAGCACTGTTTAGAACAGTGAGAATGTTCGGGTTACCGTTGTCAACCTCATCCAGCAAAAAGACGAAGCCTTTTTCGTATGCCTCTCGGAACTGTGTTCCGACATAATTACCAGTAGCCGACATGTAGCCTAAAAGGCTAGCCTCAGTTGACTGGCTGGAACAGGACTTAGAAGCAAAGTCAAGTCCAAGGGACTTGCTGGCATTCTCGGCAATTGTGGACTTGCCAGTTCCTGCTTGACCTACAAGGTACAAGTGTTCACCGTTGGCAATTCCACTAAGTACCTTAGGGAATTGGTGATGTTGGATTCCATCCAACTTGATGATTTCGTTGTCACTGAGATGTATCTCAGTTACCTTGGGGCGAAGTCGGTCAATAGCAGAACGAAGTTCTGCAACTTGGGATGTTGCCTCGGTCATTGTGGTGAGAGTTGGTGTCAACAAAGTTGACACGATGCTAGCAACCTTGGCAGGGTCAACTTCGGGAACGAAGTCCCCAAGGACTTCGGCAACGACACCACGAAGAATGTCATCCAAACCACCAGTGGAACTGGTGGGCTTGGGTTGTGGTTTTGGTGTTGGTGGCACTGGAATCTCCGATTCTGTGTTAGGTGGTACTGGTTCATAACCAGTAGGGCTTGGACAATACTGTCGTTGGGCTACAACATACGCCATTTCCAATTCTGCGTTGTCAAAGTGCATTGGTGGTTTACCAACGAATTTATGTCCCATAAATTGCAATGTTGCAATTTTGGCTTGCTTGGACAAAAAAGACCAACGGTCTGTTTTGTTAGTAGTGTGAAGATACTCTCGGTAAGTCACTCGGTTAGTTGCTGTATCTACAGCAAGAATGGTTGGTTTTTTGTTTGCCATTTTGTTTACCTCCTAGGTAAAGAATCGGGGCGATTATGGTCGTTGTGTAGCAACACCACCACTTCGTTAGTGGTGTTGCGACACAACATCTTGAGATGAAACTAGCCAAAGGCTAGGAAACTAGGGCTTCTGCCTCGGTTTTCCATTCGTTGTCGGAATCCAAGAAGTCCATAAGGACTTGTCCAGCGTAGTTTTGCAACTTACCGAATGAGAATCTGTCTACAGATTCCTTGCCAAGTTGCATAATGTCACGGAACGGTTCGTATTCCTCAACTGAAAAGTTGCCCGACATTCGTAAGTCGGAACGACTTACACAAGCCCAAAAATGCTTCCGTTCAGGTGAGTGATAAACCGACAGTTTGACTCTACGAGTCATAGCCTCGTTTGTCCACGAAAATTCAACTTTTCGTTTTTCTTTAGAAACCGTAAGTTTCGCTTTTGTCTCTAGGGACATAATTACCTCCAGTAATTATCTTGTGGGTGGATGTTGTATTTCCTACTAATTAGTAGGAAAGAAAAGCGTCGTTTTCAACGGTGTATTCTACGAATTCCGTAGCAACTACTTCGTAGGAAGCATTGAGGAACAAAACAGTAACGCCTTCGGCGTTATAAGCCTCAACTTCGGTGACTTCGTCACAATACTCAGGGTGAAAGCAAAAACCCCAGTCAATAGCCGACTGTGGAACAAAAATGTCAGAGACATTTTTGATGTCCTGACCGAGCCACTCCGTGGCTCGCTCTACAAGTTTTTGTTGTTGGGTAATTGTAAGGGACATAATTTACCTCCAGTAAATTATAATAGGGATAGTTTCACTACGAAGTAGTGGTGGACAAGCAAGAATTGCACTTGCAAGAACCGTAGGTTCTTGGCACTAGCCTTGCCCCAAGGACAGTAATGGATACTAAGCCAACCACCAAAGGTGGTCTGTATCTGCGATGTCAGCGCAAGCGAGGACAGTAAGGGACACTGAACCAATTCCCGTAGGGAATCCGTGTCTGCGATGTCAGCGCAAGAACGGTAAGAATGCTTACCGTTTAGTCGTGTGAGAACAGCCGAACTTTTTGCGTCGTAACTTATCTACGATAAGTGACAGTCGTGGCAACCAATTATGCCCTGTGACTATCGTAGATAGTTATAAGAGCGAACCTCATAATGCAACGCAATATCGCATAATCGCTATTCGCAATAGCCTAGGTAAACGGTCATCCCGACACGACACACTAGGTCTCTCAGCACTCATCCTGTGACACTGAGTCCGAGCCACCGAAACGGCGACCCGACGACAACCACTGTAAACGACACTTTCGGAACTTGCAAGTCAATTTGCGAACAGTCATCGGCTAACCCTTGTGGCATAAGGGAAAAAAAAATAAAAAAAATTTGCCTCGCAACGACCACGCCTAGCGCACACACGACGGTTTCACCGTCACACCAGCACACGCGAAACTTGACAGGCGCATAATGCACACACGGTTTCACATCACGCATAATGCACGCACATACCTAGGCATCACGACACACACGGGTCACGCTTGGGTAGCGTGCGCACTGAATGCACTCTATTTTCTGCCGATTATGGGGTGATTATGGTCTATAACACCTATAATTGTTGGCTAATCTCCTGCGTGCTAGGGGGGCAGGGGGGGGTACGGGCGTGCGTATGTCTAAGTACTAGGGGATGGAGAGCCGATGCGTTATCGGGGATGGTTTGGGGGGTGCTATGGATACCCTTGTGTGACGGGTGGCACTAGGGGGTGGGGTGGGTTGTCCTCGCCTTATTTTACCATTTAACTTTGTTAGCCCAATAGGCTGCACTCATCGGTCCTCGTGCTATGTTGGAGGCGTGGCGTGTTTGGAATCGTTTACGCCTACTGGCGTAGGCTGCCGATTCACCTTGTTTTTTGGGTGAACCTTTTACACCTTGTTGTCCGAATCGGATTGTTTTAATTTGCCCACCCGATTTGGCTACGACAATGTGCGACTTCGTAGGGTGTGTCGGTGTGGCTTTAGGTTTGTTATATCCTGATACGCCTGCACGGGTTAGTCGGGAATCTTTCTTTGCAGCCATCTATATGCTTTCTGTATAGTTTCTATAGGGGGTAATAGGGTCAACGCTGAGAATCCAACCAAGAGGGATATGATTAATGTCTCCAACGGTTTCGGGATTAGGTAACTCACACTCAAAAATAGTACCAACAACAGTAAGGTAATGCTCCTGACATCCAACCCATACCCTGCCAATTGTCGTAGCAACGGAATCTTCTGGTTCATAATCTGCTGTAGTATGCCAACCTGAGGCTGGACTGTAGGCATCTCGCCATCGTACCCTAACCTCTTGCCATTCTCCGAGTCCATCTATCTGCCCTTGTATACTCATTGGTTGTCCACGCATTATAGTCTAGCCGTAAATCCACAGATTGTGGATTTACAATAGTCTTATCCTTTATAGGGACTATACGAACTTGCTTATCTCACGAACGCAAGTTCACAGTAATGCTTTACCCCCCCTATAATCCCCCCCGTTGTTCTAAACCCAAATTCTAGACTAACGGTCTAGTAGAACAAAACCCCTAATAGTATGGAATCAAACCACCTAGATGAACGCCAAGAAAAATACCTGAACTGGCTAGTAGTGCCTGCCCCTATGAGGCAGCCTGCCACGCAGGAAGCCTATGCCAAGCAAGAAGGCGTGGACAGCGCAACCCTAAGACGCTGGCAAAAGAAACCATACTTTAAGGCTGAATGGCAAAAACGAGTAGAGGAACTACAAGGAAGCCCCGAACGCACCCAGAAACTGATGGACACGATATACCAGCGTGCGCTCGGTGGCGACAATAAGGCAGCCCAACTATATCTTCAGGCTACTAATAAGTTGGCTCCTCAACAAGTAAATATTACTCACACGCAGTCTTTGGCTGAAATCTCTGATAAGGACTTGGAAGAGTTAATTGCTAGCGTCGCTTCTACCGAGAAGGCTGCTAGGTTGGAATCTAATGGCTCGCCTGACTGAATGTCTTGAGTGTGGGTGTGAGTATCCTGATGATTTACGGGAATGCCCTGAATGTTGGTTTAATGATATACCCCTCAAAATTCAGCGTTTAAGAGACACGGATTAGAACGGATTACATAATAGTATGGTTCCTGCAAAACAAAATATTACAATTATGCGTGGAGATACCGAAGTCTTTAATATTACTTTGACGGATTCGGCTAGTGCTGCTATTGATTTGACTGGTAGTACCTTTTTGTCTCAAATTCGTTATGAACGAGACTCTACCACTGTTGCTGCTTCTTTTTCTTGCGCTATTACTAATGCTGCTGCTGGTCAGGTTTCTTTAACTCTTAGTTCGGCTTCTACTGCTGGTTTGACGGCTGGAACAGCGTTTTGGGATTTGCAACGAACCTTGAGTGGTGTGGTAACTACTTTGGTTGCTGGAAAGTGTACTATTCTTGCTGATGTGACTCGGTAGTTATGGCTATTCGTAATATTGAAATTGAAATTGGAACAATTACCAATAATGCCGTATCGTCTGCACTTGTCACCGTTGTCGCAGCAGCCAATGTTGGTCCACAAGGTGCTGTTGGACCCATTGGTCCTATAGGACCACAGGGTCCACAGGGTATTCAAGGCATCACAGGAGCCACAGGAGCCACAGGAGCGACTGGACCGATAGGTGCGACTGGTCCACAAGGGGCAACAGGTCCAACAGGTTCTACGGGGCTTACAGGTGCCACTGGACCGACTGGAGCAACAGGTCCTGCTGGACCGATAGGTCCAACTGGTCTTACTGGTGATACAGGGCTTACTGGTCCAACTGGTGCTACTGGCGCACAAGGCATTCAAGGCATTCAGGGACCAACAGGTCCAACAGGTCTTACTGGTCCTGCTGGAGCGACAGGTGCTACGGGACCTGCTGGTCCAACTGGTTTGACTGGTGATACTGGACCTACTGGTCCGACTGGTGCTACAGGGGCTGTAGGTGCTACAGGACTGACTGGTCCGACTGGACCAACTGGTCCAACTGGACCTATTGGTCCGACTGGTCCAACTGGTTTAACTGGTGATACTGGTCCTATTGGACCCACTGGTCCCACAGGACCTACAGGGGCAACTGGTGCTACTGGTGGATTTAACTCTACTCAAACTGTGAATACACAGACGGGGACAACTTACCAGTTACTTGCAGATGACCTAGGTAAAATGGTGACTTTAAATAATGCTAGTGCTGTAACTGTTACTGTTGGTACTTCTCTTGGTTTCACTGCTGGTCAAAGCATTGACCTATTAGCCCTTGGGGCTGGTCAGGTTACTGTTGCTGCTGGTGGTGCAACCGTTGTTGGTACACCAGCGTTGAAACTTCGCACTCAGTATTCTTCTGCAACATTGTTTTGTATTGGTTCTAATAGTTATGTCCTTCTGGGCGATTTGAGTGCATAATGCCTATCCGACGAGGAATAGTTGCTTCAAGTATAACTTCGTTGCCTACGATAACCATTAATGCTGTCACTAACTTTAACCAAGACCAAGCCACATTCAACGCAACAGTAAATCCAAACCTACAAACAACAAGCGTTAAGTTTCAATTTAAAAAAACTGTTGATTCCACTTGGACAGATGGTTCAACACTTACTGGTTTGACTGGTGGTAGCCAAAGCGTTTACTCAAACCAAACCAGTTTACCGACTGCTGGAGTTTCCTATGATGTTCGTGCCGTAGCCACAAACGGAATAGGAACTGTTATTAGTTCTTCTACTTCATTTACTACTTGGAGTTTGAAAAATGTTGGTTGGACTTCTAACTCATCAATTACTATTCCAACCATTACCCCTACTGGTAGTTCTACTATTATTCCATCGCTATACGATATTTTTGTTGTTGGTGGTGGAGGTGGTTGTGCTAGAGGTGGTGGTGGAGGAGGACAATGCACCCTTGTTTCTTCTAGGGCGTTTATTAATTCATCCAATTTAACTGTCAGTGGAACCATAGGTGGTGGAGGTGTTTCTTTTCAAACTGCACTTGGAAACACACCCACTGCTGGTAGTGCTTCAACTTTGTCTGGGGCTGCTTTTACTAGTATTTCTGGTGCAGGTGGTGGAGCAGCCAACTCAACAACTGGTGGCTCTTCTGGTTCTGGATTTGGTGGTGGGACAGGCAACACCATTAACGACCCTGCCCCCAAATCTATTGCCATTACTACTGCTGGTGGTGGTGGTGGTGGTTCTGGTGGTGGTGGTGGAAACGGAAGCATTGCTGGAAACACCTTCGGAGGAACTGCATATGGTGGCAATGGTGGAATAGGCACTTTAACACAATACGGCTATTATGTTGGTGGTGGTGGTGGTGGTGGAGCAGCCAACGATGGTGGTTCTGAATTTGCTGGTTCTGCTGGTGCAGGAGGTTTCGGCAATGGTGCATCGGCTCAAGCATATAACTCACCATACGACCCGACTTCTCACCCAGACGGTTCTGCAGGCGCAATTGCTTTTAAATATTATGGACCATAAGGATAAAAAATGGAATTAACAAACTTTTCAATAGACCAATTAAACAACTATTCAATGTGGTTTATGTTGGACAAAATTAAACAAGGACCGATATCTCTTGTCCGTAGAACACCAGTAGGAGACGAACAATTTTTAAAATTCAAATGTTTTAAAATGAACGACGGACATATTCTTTTGGGTATAAATAACTTTATTTCATTTACTGCAAAACATAATTTGTATGCTATTGCAGACGGGGTTGAAGAAGTTGTAAACATTCAAATGTTTGAAAACATAATGAATGTTTACGATGTTCCTGTTGATGGCAAAGACAAAGGTTTTTTTGTTTTTTCTGGTTCAACAGTAATTGCTCTTGAAGAAGAATGGCGTTGCGATAACACGCGTTTTGGACCTATGGGTTTTAATGTTATTGAAAATGTTGAAGAAGCATTTATTCATAGTTTTTCTGAAATACTTGTTTACGAAACAATTTTTTCTGTTGAAGGCGTAGGACATTTATTTTACATACAACACAAGAACCACGACGAACAGGGTTCTAGGTATGTAAACGCAGCAACATTGCCGTTTACTGGTTCAACAATATCTGAAGCCTTAAAATTAATTACCGAATGGGCTGTTGTTAATGAAGAACCATTTAGCAACACACAACCTATTTCTAATACTGCTAAAGAGTTTTTGAATAAACTTGATTTTGACTGGTCTCTTGTTGAATATCAAACAGATATGTATGTTGCTGAGTTTATAAAAGGAAACCCCAACGCCCGTGTGCGACCTAGTAATGTACAGCCATTAAACGCTGCTCTTGATTTGTTTATTAAAAAGAAAATGGCATATCGTTGTTTGTCTGCTTTAGTTTCTTTGTATCCCGATTCTTGGAATTTGCAAGAAATAATTAACAACGAAAAACAAGCCTTAGATTCCATCCATAATGGCGTTTTGTCTGTAGTGGAAAAAATAGATAAACCTTTTGCCGTTTATATTGTAAAACAAAACATTCAACAGACAATGGAATTACACAACAAACTAGCAACAACAGGTATTTTTTAAATATTAACTTATGGATTTACAACAATTAATTAACGAACGAGAATGGCGTTTATGTCGTGGACCAGAAAACGCAACAGTTGAACAACAACTAGAAGCATTTGTTTATTTCTGCGAAAACTACTGGTACATTAAACACCCCGAAAAAGGGCGTATCAAATTTGCTATGCGTGAAGCACAAACAGAAACAATGGAAACTTGGATGTCTGAACGCTACAGTATTGTCTTGAAAGCACGCCAAATTGGTTTCTCCACTTTGGCTGCTGCATACGCTTTTTGGTTAGTGTTTTTTCAACCTGACCGTTTTGTTGTTATGTTGAGCCGTACCGAACGAGAATCTGTTAAGTTGCTTGCTAAATCTAAATATGGTTTCAGGTTTCTTCCTCAGTGGATGAAAGAACGAGGACCTAAACAGACCAGTGACCATCAGCAGAAGATGATGTTTGAGAATGAGTCTGCTATTGAATCGTTGCCTAGTGGTTCTGACCCTGCTCGTGGTGAATCTGTTTATTTAGTTATTGTTGACGAATGGGCTTTCCTTCCTAACCCTGAGGAAGCGTGGGCTTCTATTGAACCTATTGCCGATGTCGGTGGGCGTGTAATCGGGTTGTCCACTGCAAACGGTTCAGGTAACTTCTTTCACCAAATGTGGGTTGGTTCCCAAACGGGAACAAACCAATTTGAAGGAATCTTTTTTCCTTGGTCTGCTGGTGACCGTGACGAGGACTGGTACCTAGTTAAGTCAAAGAATATGCAGTCGTGGCAGTTGCATCAAGAATACCCTCGCAGCCCTGAAGAGGCTTTCGTCAAATCAGGTAACCCTGTATTTGACACTGACCTGTTGGATGCTATTGCCACTATTGAACCTCTTGAGGGATATTTGCATACTTATTCTGATAAGAATTATGAGTTCCGTGAGGAAGAAGATGGTCCTCTTAGCATTTGGGGTTTTCCTAGTCCTGATAGTGTGTACTGTATTGGGGCTGATGTTGCTGAAGGACTTAGTTATGGTGATTATAGTTCTGCCCACATTATAGATGCCACAACTGGTGAAGTTATGGCTCATTGGCACGGACATTGTGAACCTGATGTGTTTGGCGAAATTCTGGCTGATTTGGCTTGGTGGTATAATCAGGCTTTGTTATGTATTGAATCAAACAACCACGGTTTAACCACAATTAAGGCTGCCCAACGGGCTGGCTACCGTAATCTTTACCGTCAGCGTAAAATTACTCAACGCAGCCCTCAGGCTACTGAAACTATGGGTTGGAAAACCACAACGGTTACCAAACCGTTGTGTATTGACGAATTATCGGCTGCTATCCGTAACGACGAACTAACCATTTACTGCTACAAAACCATTGGAGAGTTGCGTACTTATGTTCGCAAGGACAACGGAAAGACTTCAGGGTCGCCTCACGACGACAGAACGATGTCTTTGGCTATTGCCAACCAGATGTTGAAGTATGTTTGGTTGTCCGAGTATCGGGGGGACACCCCCGTACCCAAAAATAGCCTATTGTGGTGGGAACAGCACCTTTTCAGTGAGCAAGGAACTGCTAAAATGCCAATTGGCGCACATAATATTCGTGGAGACACTAAAAACCCTCTTTAGGGAACAAACTATCTATTATTATGGAAGTAAAACGATTTATTTGTACTGATTGTGGTGAAATAGCACACGAAGTCAAGCAAAAACGGGGTGAAGTTTGTTTTAAATGCCACATTCGTGGCATTCGTATTGGTTTCACACACGGAAAAGAAGTCTTTAGTGGTCCTACTATTGGGGAAATCCAGCGTAAAACTGTGTCTGACGCTGCTGCCAATGGTATAACGGCTGAACCTGTCGGGACTCGTTGGATTTAAATGGAATCGTGGCTTGTACCCATTTTGGTTGCCGTTATTGGTGGTCCATTAATGGTTCTTATGCAGTTGTTGCGTAGGGAAAACTCAAGCCAACATAGTGAAGGTCGGGAACTGCTTAATCGGGTAATATACAAGGTTGATGCAGTTGGAACAAAAATTGACAACCATATTGGTTGGCACGAAGGAAAAGAGAAATAATGCCAAAAGTTGGAAACAAAACATTTCCTTACACTGCTAAAGGTATGAAAGATGCTAAAAAGGCTGCTGTTGCAATTAAAACGGCTAAACAAAAGAAAGTGAAAAAGAAATGAAGTTTAATATTACTCAGGAACAAAAGTGCGCTTTTGCTTCTTATGTCCGTTCATCTGCTGCAACCGTTCTGACGGTTGTGTTGGCTGGCGAAACCTCTCCCAAGGCTATTTGGGCTGCCATTACAGCAGCCTTTCTGCCTCCTGTGGTTCGCTGGTTGAACCCTAATGATGCTGCTTTTGGTCGTACAGTTAAATAATGGCTCGTAAATCACAATCGGAAATACTTGCTCAATATCGTCAACATATTGAGACATCACGAAAGTGGCGTAAAGATGAAGGACACGACGCTACTTGGAAGCGTCTTGTTGACATCTACAAGGGTAAGCATTATGACCATTATAGTGACGAGGACAGAATGTTGATTAACATTTCGTTTTCCACTATTAATGTTATTGGTCCTGCTGTGGCTGTGAACTACCCCAAGATTACCGTTAATGCACAAAAACCTGAGAATGCACCTAATGCTGTTGTGGCTGAGGCTGTGGTTAACTACTGGTGGAAGTACCGTAATATTCGTGAAGAGTTTCGTCGTGCCGTTAAAGACCTACTTATTGTAGGTCACGGATGGATTAAAACTGGTTATAGGTTTGTTGAAGAGGGAGCAATCTATGAAAATACTGAGGATGATTATAGTGACCCTGTTGCTGGTGGCGAATCTACTAGTAATTCTGTCATAACTCAGGACTCTCCGTTCGCAGAACGGGTGTCCCCTTTTGATGTGTTTATTGATGCTGATGCTACAAGTATGCACGACGCTAAATGGATTGCACAGCGTATCCGTCGCCCTATTGCCGAGGTAAAGTCCGATAAGCGTTATAACAAGACTGCGCGTGAAGATGTGACTATTATGGCTGTTAGTCGTTATTCTGATGACCCTAGTCAGCGTAAGGTTTACGACAAAAATTATGGTTATGCTGAAATATGGGAGTATTATGACATCCGTAGTAAGACAATGTGTGTTTTCAGTGAGAACAGTGAAGTGTTCCTTATTAAACCTACGAAGATGCCGTATGCGTTTGGACATCCTTTTGTTATGTTGCGTAACTATGATGTTCCAGATGCCTTTTACCCTATTGGCGACCTTGAACAGATTGAACCGTTACAGAAGGAACTGAACGAAACTCGTACGCAGATGATGAATCATCGTAAGAAGTTTTCTCGTAAATATCTCTATAAAGAATCAGCGTTTGACCAATTTGGTCGTACAGCCCTAGAATCTGATGATGATAATGTTATGGTGCCTGTCGTGTCTGATGAACCGTTGGGTGGCGTGGTAACAGCATTCCCTGCTGTTATCAGCCCCCCAGAATTCTATAGTCAGTCCGATTTGATTACTAACGACATTAACCGTATTACTGGTTTGCCTGAGTTTATGAATGGTGGCATTCCTGAGATTCGTCGTACAGCAACAGAAATCAGTGCTGTTCAGGATGCTGCCAACTCTCGTACTGCCGATAAATTGGCTATTGTTGAGTTAAGTATTGGCGAGGTTGCTCGCCGTATGCTTATGTTGGCTCAGCAATTTATGACTGGTAAGCAAGTTGCCCGTATTGTGGGTAAAGACGGTGAACCGTTTTGGGTTGAATTTGACCGTGAATACCTAGAAGGCGACTTTGACTTTGAAGTAGTTGGTGGCTCAACACAACCCCATAACGAAGCACAGCGTCGTCAAACGGCTCTACAGATTGTGGATGCTATGGCACCGTTCGCTGGTTCAGGCATTATCAATATGCAAGAACTGGCTGCTTATGTTCTTCAGGTTGGTTTTAATATTAAGAATCCTGAGAAGTTTGTCCAAGCACCCCCACCTCCTCCAGAGGCTATGGGTGGAGGTATGCCACCCGAATCGGGTGGTATGCCTCCAATGCAAGGACAACTTCCACCCCAATAGGGAACAACCTCCCTATAGGTATGAGCAACCTTTTTTGGACTCTAGGAGAAAAACAAAATGAGCGAAGATTTCGCACCCATATCTGATGTAGAACCCGAAGGGTCAACTAGTTCCAGTGAGGATAGTCATATAGATGATAGCCCATCTTTGGATGTTGCAGAATACTCTAATTATAGAGTCCCTGTAAAATTTGATGGTGAGGAGCAGCATATTCCTCTTTCTGAGGCGATTGCTGGTTATCAACGACAGGCAGATTATACACGCAAGACGCAGGAATTAGCACAGCAGAGAGAATCTCTCAATTTTGCTAGTTCATTGCAGACAGCACTTGATAGTGACCCTGTTGCCACTCTAGAGTTGTTAAGCCGTCATTACGGCGTAACTTTAGGGCAAGCACAGCAATTGATAGACTCTTCCTATGAAGAGGATATGGACCCTAGTGAGCGTAGAATCCGTGAGTTGGACCAGCGTTTGGCACAGTTTGAAGAGTATCAGTCTCAACAGCAGATTGAGAAAGAAATTTCCCGTTTGCAGGCTAGATATTCTGATTTTGACACAAATGAGGTTGTGCAGACTGCTTTACGCAGTAACTCAACCGATTTAGAAGCAATATATAAGCAACTGGCTTTTGATAAAATGATGAAGCAGCGTGAGTTGGAAAGTCAAGCGCAACAGATTAAACAACAGAAAGAAAATTCTGTTGTTGAGGCTAAGCGTGAGGCTGGTGTAGTTTCTGGTGGCTCTTCGGCTACTGCGAGTACTACAACTGATGCTGTTGAACCTATTACTAATATTTCAGATGCTTGGATGATTGCTAAAAGACAATTAAACGCTAATTTTTAATATTTTCTAGGAGGAAATAAAATGCCAGCAGGAAACAGTAACTTTGATGCCCTTCTTTCAACAACACTTGCGAACTATCGTGACCAGTTGACTGATAACATCTTCACAGCACGCCCACTTACATACCACCTTATGAACAAGGGTCGTATTCGTATGCTTAATGGTGGTACCAAGATTGTTGAGCCTCTGATTTATGGTCAGAACTCAACTGTGGCTCCATACTCTGGTTACGATACGATTTCGTTGACACCACAAAGTGGTATTTCAGCAGCAGAATTTGAATGGAAGCAGTACGCTGCTAGCATTGCAATTTCTGGTATTGAAGAGGCAAAGAACAACGGTGAGCAGGAAATCATTAACTTGCTTGAAGCCAAAATTATGCAG